GATGTTGCAAGTTGTAATTCTGTTTGGGCCATAGATATTCTTTGAGCCATTGAGAATATATTTGGATCTGCAACAGGTAAAATATCTACTCTGTCATCAAAATCCATTTGTTTAATTTCTCTTCTTCCACCAACTACATCAAATGGATAAACCGGTGGTAAGTAAGTTTTAAATACTTTTGCAAGTAATCTAAATTCTTTTTTCATTCCTGAATACAATCTTTTGTGGATTGCAGACATAACTCTTGAACCTCTTTCAAGTAATGCAACTGTAGTTCCAACTGCAGCACTTTGATTTCCTTCACCCACTTGCATATCAGCAATAGCCGCGAATCTTTGACCTGCAGAAACAACAACACCCATTAATTGTAATAATGTTGGACTTGGTTCTTTGTAAGGTAGAGTCATAAATGCATCTCTTAAATTACCGCCTGGTGCATCTACATCTCTAAACTCACCTGGCTGTAATGGAGCCGCTTCATCTCTAACTCTAATACCTCTTTGTTTAAATCCAGCAGGTAAATTAGATAAAGTTCCTGCATCTAATAATTGACGGAGAGCAGCCGTTGCAGTTCTGCTCAATCCGCCAATCATATGAATTAATCCAAAGCCATAAAACCCTAGACCCGGTAGAAATTTAAAATGGACAAAATATTGGATTTTATTTCTCTTTGGATCTGTTGGTTCGTAGTTTCTTCTGATTGATAAAACTTTTCTTGAAGTTTCATCAACAGTTACGATGTAAGGTAATTTTATTCCTGTAGGGTTTAATTCATCATCTTTATCTTCAAACCCTTCTAAATCTAAATTAACATGACACTCTAAAAGAGTGTATACCATTTCTTGTTTACCTGATTTTTTAGTTCCTTCTAGTTCTCGTTCTTTTTTCTCAATCTCATCTTCTTTGTCTTGTGGTTTTTGTAATTCTATATCAGAATAGAAACCAGCGACTTGTTGTTTTCTTAAATCGTTTTCAGATATTTTTATTGTTTCGATAATTGCGTCCGCATCATCTAATGAGGTAGCTGAATACGGAACTACTAAATCATCTGCAGGTACAAACTTAGAAACAGCTCTACCTAACAGTTCATCATAGTAAACTTTTTTAAATGTAGAACCTGCGAGTGGTAAATGAAATAACATTTGATCAAACTCTGGTTCATACTCTTCCATCTTCTCCATTAATTCGTAGTTCATGTAATCTTTAACACGTTGAGCTTGAGCTGCTTTTGCTTGATCTGGATTACCGACTATTTGAGTTCTGACTGGTCCTTCAGCAGGTAATAATTCTTTGTAAGCTCCTGCTTGGAATTGTGTAACAGCTTCTGCAAGCACGGGATGTGTTGCACCTGAAGCTCCAGTAAAAGGTTCTGTTCTTTGGTCATACTTAAAACCTAATAAATCTAAACCTGTTTTATAAGTTTGTTCCCAATCTTTTCTTGATGCTTTGTAGTCCATGTAATTTTCTACAAGCTCATTTCCAATTGGATCTGTAATATCTTCTGGAAGTAATTCTGCTAAATTATCAAAGTGAGTTGGTTGCCCTTCGATGTTAACTTTGCTTGGATCAAAATTAACTTCAACACTTCCATCTTCTTGTTCGTTTACTTCAACAGGTTGTTCAGAAAGCTCTTCAGCTTTCTGTTGTTCAATTTCGATTTCCTCTTGAGGATCAACCTCGATCGATGTTTTTACGTTTGGTAACGATTTGTCTATATCTGCCATTTATATTCTCCGGTGTATTGGATGTTTTAACCTGTTTTAGAGGAATATTCAAGCCTTGTGGATTGGGTCCTCTTTTAGGTGGTATTGTGGTTGTTAGTTTTTTAGTCATAGTCTGAAAAGTCTTGATAATAAGGACTACCCTCATCACCAGGACCATATTTAGTTTCTAAATATTCTGCTTGAGATACTTGGTTTTCATTTAGGTCTTGTACTTTTTTAAGTTTCTCTTGTCTAATTTTTAAATCTGTTTCATCTAACTGACCTGTTGCAAATTGTTTTAAACTAGAAACATCAGAGTTTAAATCTTCAATTCCTTCTACAATATTTTCACCGTCAAACTCTATCTCATAATCATCAGGTCCCATTCTTATTCCTCTCGGCTCTATTTCTAGTGCTTCAAATTTAGCTGGTACTGTTACACCATTTTCTAATTGTTCAGGTGCTCTATAATTTAAAGTTACACTTTGTTCACCCATGTTTGTAGGTGAATCATAATCAACTGTAATGTTTCCAGTTTCTAAATCTTGTGTAACTCTTACACCTTCTTGTTCACCTAACTTCATTACGTGAACAGTTTCTCTATCTTTTGTTGCAGCTTGTTTTGTTATATCATCTCCTTCTCTAATAACTTTAGAAACCAATGCATCAAACCAAACAGGCTTACCTCCAACGTTTGCAGTTTTAACCGCAGTTTTTTCTGCAACTTTTGCAACTCTTCCAAAGTCATCACCAAAGCCTAACATCTTTGCTAAAATGACCGCGCCTCCTGCACCACTGGCTTTTAAAAATTCTCTTCTGTTAGTTCCTTTTGCACTTAACACTTCATCAATTTCTTTTTCCATAACTTGTTTTGTAACATCATCTACAGGAAGATTTCTTGCTTTTGCATATGATTGCAAAAATTTAGCACCTGGAAATATTGGTGCAACTAATTCAACACCAAGACCAACTGTTTCTCCTAAAGCAACTGGAGCTGCAGTAGATCCTCTATCAATCATTTTTTGTTTTTCACCTTCAATTAATTTATCAAGTCCAAGTTTTTTCTCCATAGATGTTGGAGTTATGTTTTGTAAAAACTCAGTAAAGATTCCTGTACCTTTTAATGTTTTTTTATTTCCTGTATCCATCATATCAAATTCATCAATAAATAATTTACCACCAGGTAAATTATAATCTTGTACATAATCTGAATCTGCATCTACAACTTTGAATGCAGGTTTTTGTATCAGATCACTTGCAAGTTTACCAAGTGCAGGTAATATTCTTGCACCAAACTCTGCAACTCTTACTCCTGATCGTGCTAGGATATCTGCGTAGTAAAGAGCGTTTCTTGGATCAAGCATATCATTTAAATGTGTAACTGGATTCATAGTTTCTTTAAATGTTTGCATTTGAGGCAGTTCTGCTTCTGGATTTGTAAAATAATATTCTAGTTCTTTTGCAAAATTATCATCAGCTCCTACTGCACCACCTCCGTTAAATCCAACACGGCCACCTGTTGCATAATCATACAAAGGTTTAGCAGTTGTTTCATCTATGTTAGGAACATTCATTTGATCATTTATTACATCGTAAGTACCTTCATCTAAAGGCACTGATAATGTTTTAGCTTGTTCTAATTTAGCATACTCTGGATCAGTTCTCATTTTGTAAGTTCGAATAGCTAAATCTGGATCTCCTGTATCAAGAGCTACATAGTAATCTATTGGTGATAACTCTATTCCCATTTCATCGGCCATAGATTTAGCTGATAAAACAGCACCAGTTCCGATTGCATATCCAACTGTTTTAATAACTTTTCCAAACAACTTTGCACCTTTACCTACAGCTTTTAAAAGTTTTTCTTTTAGTGCAGGTTTTTCTGCAAACTCTTGTAAAGTAACTGCTCCTTTCGGCATTTCAATTGTATAACCAAGTTTTTTAGAAGCTTCTTTAATATCAATTCCTTGTACTTTTAATTCTTCTAATCTTTTTGGTGAATAATATTTATCTACATCTTCTAATTTTCTTATTCTTGGAAGTTTAAAACCATATGTAGTTTCAAAATTAGAAGCAAGTTTATTTATTCTTTTAGCTTCTGTTGCAAATGAAGCAGGATTATTTGCAATGTTTTGTCTAGCTTGTGAAAAAGCAGATTGGAAAGCTGCCCCCTCTCGTTGATTTAATTTACTATCTAATACATCTATAAACTGAGAAAATTCTCCTACTCCTGTTCTTGCAGTACCAGTAACTCCAGTTATTTCATTTATATCAAAACCTTTAATTTTATTTTTCTTTAAAATATAAGATGCTTTCTTTTTTAAAGATTCAAAAGTTCCTTTTTCATTTCCTAATTGTTGATCAATTAATTCTAAAGAAGCTTTGTATAATTTTCCTCTGTAAGGGTTTCCAAAA